GCATTCACTCCACCTACAAACTTCTTGCAAACATCCGGTTCGGCGAGTGCGGCAAGCTATCCAAGCACGACTAACGTCAACACAAGTTTTGCAGCATCGAGCACAAGTCTGCTGATCAACCTAGCAGATTCTAATTCGGTTGCCACAGCATCTGGCGGAAACAACAACGTATATCTTGATTCAAGCCCAAACGGTTTTAACCTTGTCCGCAACGGAATCAATAATACGCAGGTGTCGTTCACTCCGTATTGGCCGAATGGGCAGTGGAGTAATTATTTTAATGGTAGTACGGATTATTTGACAGTTACAGATAATGTGGTTTTGCAACCCGGTTCCGGGGATTTTACTTTTGAAGCGTGGGTTTATCCACTGTCGTTACCGTCAGCAAGCAACTATAAAACTTTTTGGGCGCAACGAAGTACAACAGGCGCGATTGGCGGTGCTGCAATAGTTATTGATTCTACCGGGACGTTTCAATATTTTATATCAAATTCCGGAGCAAATAATTGGCAGGTTGTTGGAAGCTCAACCGGTTTTTCTGTAACTTTAAGTTCTTGGCAACACATAGCATTAACTCGGTCTGGAAACACTTTAACCTTTTATAAAAACGGAGTTGCTGGAACAACAGCTACAGTTGCTACCGGAGCTATTGGTACGTCAGGCAATTTTTCGTTAATGGCTGGATCTGCGGCAGGTGGGCAAACCGTTGACGGCTATATGTCTAACTTTAGAATGGTCAAGGGCACCGCAGTCTACACCGCAGCATTTACACCACCAACAACTCCGCTCACAGCAATTACCAACACATCTCTGCTGACCTGCCAAAGCAACAGGTTCCGCGACAATAGCACTAACAACTTTGCAATCACAGTAAACGGCACCCCCCGAGTTCAAGCATTCCAGCCGTTCTCACCAGTGGCTTCGTATACGACTGCGGCGTATGGTGGGAGTGGGTATTTTAGTGGCAGTGGTGATTATTTAAGTATTGCTTATAATGCAAATTTAAGTCCGGGCGTTGGAAACTTTACAATTGAATTTTTTTACAATTCTGCGGGAGTTTCTTCGTCAAGCTATGCAACTCAAATTTCTAATGGTGTAGTAGCTTCCGCAAGTTCAGGTGCTTGGCTTTTTGGAACTAAATTTGGTGCTTCAAACGCAATTTGGTTTGCGTTTTATAACGGGACGGTATTTACAGATATTCAATCAACCTCGGTAAATCCAAACGACGGCGCTTGGCACCACCTTGCGGCTGTTAGAAGCGGTTCAACTATAACTTTATATTTTGATGGGGTTTCAATAACATCTGGGTCAAGTGCTCTCACGCTTGGAACGACTGACCCAACATTACTTGGGTATAACTCAAGAAACTCGGCTTACGTTGGCGGTTACATTTCTAACCTTCGTCTTGTCAAAGGCACGGCCGTCTACACCGGAGCATTCACTCCCCCCACATTAGCCCCGCTGACCACTGCTGGTTCGACAAGCGCGGCAAGTTACCCAAGCACAACAAACGTCAATACAAGTTTTGCGGCATCTAGCACTAGTTTACTTGCCAACTTTGCTAATGCTGCTGTTTACGATGCGTCTTTACAAAACCCATTTTTTACAGGTACATCTTTTGTAACTAACGCTACTTCCCCCACGCCAAAGTGGACGCCTTTGAGCATGAAGTTTGATGGAACGGCGAATAGTTATATAACAACTACAGAGTCGTCTAATTTAAGTGGCCCGACTGACTTAGCTACAACGGTTGTTCAAGCGTGGACAATGGAGTGTTGGGTCTATTACACTGCTGGCGGAAAAGTCATATCAAGGGGTGGAAACCCGGGCAGCACTTCTCCTTCTTATGACTTTAGCGTAAGCGGTGGAACCGGAACCTTTACGTTAGCAAGTGCTTCTGGAATCATAGCTAGTCCGGGATACACAATTACTTACCCAGCAAGTACAATCCCAACTAGTACTTGGGTTCATTGGGCAGCTACCAGAACTACTGCTGGTATAGTAGCCACATGGGTCAATGGTGTTTATCAAGGATCAAGCGGCACTAGTGTATCTGTATATAACATTAATAACTCTAGCTTTTCGCTTGGGTGTTTTAATAATTTTTATGGAATCGGTAACGTATTAACCGGAGCTATCCAAGATTTTAGGTTAACTAAAGGTATTGCTCGTTATTCTGGCACAGGAAACTTTACGCCGCCAGCGGCAGCGTTCCCAACAAAGTAAATCATGCAAATAGCTAATCAAGATCTTGTCATGAAAGACCACACTGAGTGGTTCCCAAACACATCGTTTGGTGACCGTGGGCCAACAATGGAGTGGCTTGCAGAAGCTGGGTACTACATCGTTTCTGGGTGGAAGCCGTACGACTCTAAGACGGAAAAGCTCATAACCGTCCCGCCTCACGTGTATGATGGTACCTGCTGTGTCGTTGATGTTGTGCCGCTGACTGAAGCCGACTTAAAAGCCCGTGAAACGGATCAGTGGAGCGCCATCCGTAGCCAGCGTAACCAGATGCTTAAAGACTCAGACTGGACTCAGGTGTCTGATGCTCCGGTCGACAAAACAGTATGGGCGACTTATCGACAGGCTCTGCGTGATATCACAAAACAGGCTGATCCGTTTAACATTGTTTGGCCGAGCGTAGCGGTTTCAGTTCCTTGTATCATTGAAGTCAGCGGTGTGAGCGCAGAACTGTCTACAATGGGGTAAATCATGGCTGCGGCGTTTAGCCTATACGGGTTTGAGCCGACAGCCTTTGAAACAGGTGCTGGCTCCGCAGTTACAGGAGTTGAAGGCACCGGCACTGTAGGCACGGTTAGTGCTGTAGTCTCCGTAAGTTTTACGGTAACCGGCGTTGCCGGTACGGGTGCAATTGGCACCGTAGTCGTCCCCACAAACGTATCTGTTACTGGTGTTGTTGGTACCGGTGCTATTGGTACAGTCACGCCCGGAGTAACTGTAACTGTTACGCCCACTGGTGTTTCCGGGACAGGTTCTGTCGGGACAATTAGCGCAGTTGGGCTAGACGGCGCGTTTTATGCTGGTGGTTTTGAATCAACCGCCTTCTATGTTGCGGGTCAAACTGTTGCTGTTACCGGTGTTTCCGGTACAGGTGCTATTGGCACCCCTGTCTTTTCGATATCGGTACTACTTACTGGGGTATCGGGTACAGGCCAGATAGGTACTGTAACAAATGTTCTTGGGGTTCCGGTCACTGGAGTTGAAGGTACCGGTGCTATCGGTCAAGCGGTTGTAGCTACGACGTTTGTAGTTACCGGGGTTGAAGGTAACGGGGCGATAGGCCAAGTAACCGCATCAATTCCTTCTGCATATACAGTAACCGGAGTATCAGGTACAGGCTCAGTCGGCCAAGTAGCCGTCGCCGCTAGTAGCAATGTTGCTGTTACTGGGGTTGAGGGCAATGGGGCTATTGGGTCGGTACAGATTACCAGCCCGATTACTGTTCTTGTAGATGGCGTAGAAGCCTCTGGTCAAGTCGGTACTGTTGCTTTATTTGGTAGTGAAGGTGCGTTTGACGGGGACTCGTTTGAGAACACCGCGTTCTACGTTTCCAACCACTCAGTTACAGGCGTTCAAGGCGTTGGAGAAACCGGCAACGTCACCGTCAATTACGGCTACACGGTTTTAGTTACGGGTGTTGAGGGTGTCGGCCAGCTTGGTGATTTGTTCCGGTCAATTGTGGTTTACCCAGATGGGGTGTCGGCCACTGGTGCTGTTGGAACGGTCAATGTAAAAGGTGGGTTCCGCGTTACTGGAGTACAGGGCAACGGGCAAGTTGGAAGTGTCGTTGTTCCTCAATCTGTTGTATTATTAGTAAACGGTGTCCAAGGTGTTGGGCGTGTTGGTCAGGTCGCTCTTCCGTATAATAATTGGAACGTAATACCAACTCCTCAAACTCCAAGTTGGGGCGCAATCAGTAACACGCAGACCCCTGCATGGGGACAAGTTAGTAACAGTCAAACACCAAGCTGGTCTACAGTAACATCAAACCCAACTTCACCCGGATGGACACAGGTCACTAACGATACTGCATCTCCGTCTTGGACACAAATAGCCGCGTAAGGAATATTCATGGCAACCCCACTTCTTGGACTCGCTCTACCCGTAACTGGATCACTGAATAACCAGTGGGGCGACACGGTTAATAACTCAATCACTTCGCTGCTTGACTCGGCGGTGGCCGGGACGACAACGCTCTCTACCGATGCCGATGTAACGCTAACGACTACACAAGAAGCCTCTAATCAAGCGCGATCAGCCGTTCTTTTATGGACCGCTGCCGGAACGGTTACCCGGATAATCACAGCCCCGGCTCAAAGTAAAGCCTATGTTGTCATCAACTCCAGCAGCACTCAGTCAATTAAGTTAGTTGGAGTAGGTCCTACTACGGGCGTCACAATCGCCCCCGGTGAGAAATGCGTAGCTGCATGGAACGGGTCTGACTTTGTAAAAGTTTCCGGGCTTACTCTAACGACGACGGGGACCAGCGGCGCGGCGACTCTTGTGGGTAACACGCTAAACATTCCTCAATACGCTGGCGGTGGTGGTGGCGGTACAGTTACTTCGGTTTCAGTCGCTTCTGCAAACGGTTTTGCTGGGACGGTTGCTAATGCTACTTCGACTCCCGCAATTACTGTGTCGACTTCAATTACTGGAGTTTTAAAAGGTAACGGGACCGCCATTAGTGCGGCTATTGCGAATACGGACTATCAATCACCAATCACGTTAACTACAACCGGAACGACTGGCGCAGCTTCGTTTAATGGCACCACTCTTAATATCCCCCAATACTCTAGTGGTGGTGGGGGTGGTACAGTTACTTCTGTCGGCGGTGCAGGTACAGTTAACGGTATTTCTTTATCGGGTACGGTCACAAGCACGGGTAACTTGACCCTTGGTGGAACTCTTTCTGGAGTTAGTTTAGCTACTCAAGTAACAGGTAACCTGCCGGTCACTAACTTAAATAATGGCACTAGCGCGAGTTCTTCTACTTTTTGGCGTGGTGATGGTACTTGGGCCGCAGCTAGTGGTGGTGGGGGCGGAACAGTTACTTCTGTCGGTGGTACGGGCACGGTTAATGGACTAACACTCACTGGTACGGTAACTTCTTCAGGTAATTTGACCCTTGGTGGAACTCTTTCTGGGGTTAGTCTAGCTACTCAAGTAACAGGCAACCTGCCAGTAACAAATCTTGGTAGTGGTACTAGTGCATCTAGTACGACGTTTTGGCGTGGTGACGGTTCTTGGGCTACTCCTGTTAGTAGTGGTGGTGTCACGTCTTTCAGTGCTGGTAGTACCGGGTTTACACCTAATACGGCGTCGACTGGTGCTATTGTTTTGGCGGGTTCGTTAGCGGTGGGGTCTGGAGGTACGGGCGCTACAACTACTACGGGGTCTGGGGCTAACGTACTTGCTACAAGCCCAACCCTAGTTACACCAATCCTCGGTACTCCGCAATCTGGTGCCCTTACAAACTGTACAAGTATCCCAGTTAATCAAGCGACTGGAAACCTTCCGGTAGCCAATCTTGGTAGTGGTACTAGTGCATCTAGTACGACGTTTTGGAGGGGCGACGGCACTTGGGCGACTCCGGCTAGTAGTGGCGTTACTTCTGTTAGTGGCGCGGGTACCGTTAACGGTATTTCTTTATCGGGTACTGTAACTTCTTCAGGTAATTTAACGCTTGGTGGAACCCTTTCTGGAGTTAACCTAGCGACTCAAGTAACGGGCAATCTGCCAGTAACAAATCTTGGTAGTGGTACTAGTGCATCTAGTACGACGTTTTGGCGTGGTGACGGTTCTTGGGCTACTCCGGCTGGCGGTGGTAGCAAAGCAACTTCTACTGCGTTGGGTACGGTGTACGGGCAAGGTGGTGACGATGGTGTTACCGCTGGACCCACTTCTTTTGGATATCAAGCAGCAGCAAATACGACTACTGCACAAATTACGGCGGTTGGATATCAGGCGGGTTATGCGTGTACCGGAAATTCTAGTACTGCTGTTGGTACATATGCTTTGCGCGGGATTAGTGCTGGAGTCCCGGCATCAGGAACACAAAATACTGCGGTTGGATATAGTGCAGCATATAATATAAGCACTGCTATTAGCAACACCGCCGTAGGTTATTACTCGCTATATTCAAATACTACAGGGGATACTAACGCTTGTTTTGGAGATAGTTCTGGTAGATATATTACTACTGGAACAGCCAATACTTTTTTAGGCCAAGCCAGCGGAAACGTTGGAACAAGTTCAATTACAGGCAATAACAATACTTGTCTTGGTTATTCCTCTGCTTTAAGTTCGGCATCTGTATCTAATACCGTTACTTTAGGCAATTCAAACATTGCCACGTTACGTTGCGCGGTTACTAGTATTACTGCAATCTCTGATGTACGAGATAAAAAAGACGTTGTTGATATCCCAGCCGGTTTAAGTTTTGTCGAAAAACTACGCCCCGTTTCATTTAAGTGGGCGATGCGTAACCTTTATGAAGATCCTACGTTTACTGGAAAACAGGGTATACCGGAGTTTGGGTTTATCGCTCAAGACCTGCAATCGGTACAAGTAGAAACAGGTATAACTGTCCCCAATCTGGTAATGGACGACAACCCCGATAGGATAGAAGCTGCTCAGGGCAACCTAATCCCAATTCTCGTCAAAGCCATCCAAGAACTCACCGCCCGCGTCAAAGAGCTAGAGGCTAAGGCCACCCAGTAATTTTCCTGTCTTATGCCTACGATAAACTTGCGACGGGCACCCGCCCATCTAACCCCGGAGATTCTCATGAAAGACCTAATCATTGACGCTATCGATGGCTCGGAGCCGATTGATGCGCTGAACGCTCTGTTCTCAGTTGCTTTTTCTGTTGCTGCTGAAAGCGGTATCAACGAGTTTACGCTTAGCTCGCTCTTCTCCTCGCACATCGAAGCGCAGTTTGAAGTTGCTGCTAACGCAATTGCCGAAGGTGACGCGGAAGAAGACGAAGAAGCTGAAGAAGACGAGCAAACTGACAACTAAAGTCAGGCCCCGGTGCGACCCACCGGGGTTCCAAAATGCCCTCCTGTGCTGTATGTGCTGGTGAATTTGCCAAAGATGACCTCATCGTCCACGGGCGCAGGACTTACTTTCTTTGTAGCCCCTGCAAGTCTAACGTAAACCGGCTTGACCGGTTCGGATTGTCCCCATCAGATTATGACTTCCTGTTGAAAATTCAGGGGTATAATTGCGCTATATGTGATAATCCCCTCAAGCTCAAGCAGTACAAATTTGCAGTTGATCACTGCCACGACTCAGATGACGTTCGCGGAATCTTGTGTAAGCGGTGCAATTCTGCCTTGGGTATCTTTGAAGATAACCCAGATTTTTTGGTTCGCGCTGCGGAGTACTTGAATAACCCCCCTGCTTTGGGTAAAGTCAAGAAACACAATGGGCGCAAAAAGGTGACGTTCCTTCGGGATGAGTACATAAGGATGCACGGCAATGGAGATAGTTGAACTTTTTCTAAAGGCGTGGCCGGTGCTTCTGGGTATCGTTACGCTTATTGTCGTGCTCTCTAAGCTTGACCTGCGCGTAGCAGTCCTTGAGGAAAAAGTCAAATCAGCGTTTGAGATCATCAACAAGGCGAGGGACAAATCGTGACTGAAAAACTCGAAGCCAAAAGCCAGCTAATTGAAAAAACAGCGTTTGCTGTTTTGCCGATTCTCTTTACTTGCGTGGTTTATCTGATGTCGTCACTCGACAAGTTGAGCCACGATGTGACGGTACTGAACGCCAAAATCAGTCTGGTGGTCACATCAGACAACAAACAAGCCGCCAACAGTGGTGCTGAACTAGCGCGGGAAAAACTACGTCAAGATCTGGAAAAGCAAATCAATGAGAACCGTGAGCTTATTCACCTGAATCGTGAACGCATTGTGATCCTTGAACAGAAGGTGAAGTAATGGCTAATTTTGAGCAAGCCTTTGAGAAGATGATTTCTGACGAGGGTGGTTATGTTCTACACAATGTTCCCGGTGATACGGGTGGGATGACATATGCAGGTATTGCGCGAAACAAAAACCCTAACTGGCCCGGATGGAATCTCATCGACCGCGAAGCCACCAGTAATCCACTCCTTAGCGGGATGGTGCGTAACTTTTATAAAGTTGAGTTTTGGGATCGTGTCAGAGGGGATGAGATTACGAACCAAACTGTTGCCGAAAACATCTTTAATTTCTCAGTAAACACTGGGATGGGTGTTGCAATTAAGCTGGCGCAGTTGATCGTCGGTGCTACGCCAGACGGCGCGGTTGGTGAAAAGACCCTGCAAAAGTTTAATGCCGCAGAACCCGAAGCGTTTAAAAAAGCGTACGCACTCGCCAAAATAACCCGCTACGCCGACATCTGCAACAAGAACCGCACCCAATCCAAATTCCTTCTTGGTTGGATAAATCGTACTTTGAAAGGGCTTAAGTAATGGACTTAATGGGTATTGGGTCAATCATTGAAGGCGTTGGCAAAGTTGCGGATTCGCTCATTACAACGGATAAAGAACGCCTCGAAATGGCGCTGGAGGACCGCAAGCTCGACCTTGAAGAGAAGAGGATTGACCAAGAAACCGACTTGGCTCAGGTTGAGGTCAATAAAATTGAAGCGTCGAGTTCTAGCGTATTTGTCAGTGGTTGGCGTCCTGCTGTGGGCTGGGTTGGGGTTGCAGGTTTGGCTTACCAATTTCTTGGCTACCCGCTGATGCAGTGGTGCTGGGCTTTTGGTCAAGGTTATGACATAATCCCTAAAGGGTTGGCCCCACCCCCGGATCTCCAAGTAGAACAACTCATGACACTCCTTGCTGGTCTTCTCGGTTTTGGCGGGATGCGGTCATTTGAGAAGCACAAAGGGGTTGCGAGTAAGTAATGCCACTCAAAAAGTTCCAACCCCGTCCCGGTGTAAACAAGGAAAACACTCGCTACGCCAACGAGAACGGTTGGTTCGACAGTGAGAAAGTTCGATTTCGCCAAGGTACGCCCGAGAAGATTGGCGGGTGGCAACGCATTTCCACAAATACGTTTATAGGTATTTGCCGGTCGCTGTGGAACTGGGTGACTCTCGCGGGTCAAAACCTGATCGGACTAGGCACTAACCTCAAGTTTTATATTGAGAACGGTGGGGCGTACTTCGATATCACTCCGCTTCGTGCCACTGCTACTCTTGGTACTAACCCGTTTACAGGTAACGGCACTACTACGGTTACGGTAACCGCTGCATCTCACGGCGCTACTACTGGGGATTACGTTACGTTTAGTGGGGTCACAGGTACTTACGCTACGCTCTTAAACGCCGAATACGTTGTCACGTACGTAAACGCTAACTCATACACCATCACAACTTCTTCTGCCGTTGCTTCCGGCGCGACCGGTGGATCTGCTGTTGTAGCTAAGTATCAAATTCACGTTGGTGCTGCTATTCAAGCCCCACTGAGCGGGTGGGGGGCAGGTCTTTGGAACGCTGGGCTTTGGGGTATAGGGGCCGGGGATACTAATTACTCGTTGCGGCTATGGTCCCAAGGTAACTTTGGTCAAAACTTAATTTTTGGTTATCGTGGCGGCCCGATATATTACTGGGATGCGGTTAATGGGGTCACTACACGAGGGGTGTTGCTATCATCTATTACTGGTGCTTCAGACGTGCCCACAGTGCAGAACGTGGTGTTTGTGTCCGATAACCGGTTTGTTTTTGCATTTGGATGCAATGACTACGGTGAAGTAGCTCAAAACCCGATGCTTATCCGATGGTCTGACCAAGAAAACCCCCTTAGCTGGACTGTTTCCGCTACTAGTCAGGCAGGTAGTTTGACGCTTTCTCATGGGTCTGAAATCACTACGGCGGTGCAAACCCGCCAAGAGACGCTTGTTTTTACGGATTCCGCTCTTTATTCTTTGCAGTATCTTGGCTTACCTGCGGTATGGGGGTCACAGATTCTCGGTGATAACGTCTCTATCATTAGCCCAAACGCGGCGGTTGTTGCGTCGGGTCGAGTGTTCTGGATGGGGGTAGACAAGTTCTACGTATACGACGGTAGGGTTAACACGCTAAACTGCGACCTACGTAAATATATCTATCAAGATATTAACCTCAACCAAAAGCAACAGGTATTTGCTGGTACTAGCGAAGGATTCAACGAGGTCTGGTGGTTCTACTGTTCAGAGAACTCTACTACAGTTGACAAATACGTCATCTATAACTACATCGAAAACGATGGTAAAGGTGGTATAGGTGTTTGGTACCACGGCTCGTTGGCTCGCACCGCATGGTTAGATTCTGGGCTAACTGACTACCCTGTAGCTGCTACGTACAACTACAACCTCGTGAATCATGAGTACGGTGTAGACAATAACGAAACCGGAACGGTACAACCAATTACTGCATATATAGCTTCATCCGAGTTTGATGTTGATGACGGAGATAAGTTTGGGTTTGTCTGGCGTATGCTGCCGGATGTGACGTTTGAAGGGTCTACCGCTGCCAGCCCATCTGCTGTGATGACGTTGATCCCCATGCAGAACTCTGGCTCAGGATATAACACTCCTCAGTCTGTTGCTGGTAGTAGCTCCGCCACGGTTACTCGCACTGCTACTGTGCCTATTGAAAAGTTTACAGGACAGGTTTACATTCGCGTGCGCGGTCGTCAAATGATTCTGAAGATGGAATCAACTGATCTGGGGGTATTCTGGCAGTTGGGTTATCCACGGTTTGATATCCGGTTGGACGGCAGACGATGAGCTACCTAGTTACTGCTGATGATGTGCTGGCCCAAGCCGTTGCGCCTAACTTGCCCCTTGCGCCTAATGAGTATGAGCGACGTTACTTTGATCAGCTTAATAACATTTTGCGGTTGTACTTCAACCAACGCGATAAAATTGTTGGTCAGTTAAAAGCCAACGTGCCGGTAACGGTAGCTAACCTACCCAGTGCATCGACCGCAGGGGTTGGGTCTAGGGAATTTGTGACTGATTCTTCTGTGTCTACATTTGGCTCTACAGTAGCCGGTGGCGGGTCAACTAAAGTGCCTGTGTATTCAGACGGTACTAACTGGAAAGTAGGTTAATTATGAGCGATGAAGCATGGCAACCCGGTTACGATACCCTCAAAAAGCAGATGGAGGCTATTCAGAGTAGGGCGGACGTATATAAACGCCGTTCGCCATTAGAAGCTAGTACTCATATCGACAACATCGCCAAATCTTTAGCAAAAGATTATGGTATCACTAACATTGGTGATATCGGTATAAGGTATGAAACTCGCCCCGCTTATGTGTCGGGCAGTGATGAATCGGCTACTGTAATTCCTGAAGAACAATTACCAATATACTACAATAAAAACAACCCTAGCCAAATAATCCCCGGCTATAAGTTTGCTTCTGAAGGCGCAGGAAAAGGGTTTAGCAATTACAACCTTCAGCCTATGTCTGACGGAAAAGGCGGCACCATCGTTGTGCCGGTTCAAGAGTACAACAAGTCCGGTCTCGGTGCATTTGTGCAAGACCTCGGGCCAATCTTGCCGGTCATTAATATTGCGCTTATGGCGGCTGGCGTGCCTCCGATGTATATGGCTGCTGGTAACCTTGCGTTACAGGGCGCTGCCGGAAATGTCAATAATCTTGAAGATGCGCTTAAAGTAGCTGCGCCATTTGCTATACCGGCGGCGCTTCAAGGTCTAGATGTGGTAGGGCCGTCTACGGCTTCAACCCTCGCAGGGCGTGTTGCAGAAAACTATAGTGGTCTTACTGGTATTGGCGCTGATATCTTGGGTGGTGGCCTCGCTGGCGCGGTTAAAGCCGGTTTGACTGGCGGCGATATCGGTGCGGGTGCTTTGATTGGTGGGGCTACTCCGGGGCTATCTTCTAGCCTTAAAGACGCTTATAAAAACCTAACGGCGTTTGACTACGGAGCAGACATAAATGATATGGGTGGTAGCGCCCTAGAAGGTTTCGGCCCCACTACTACTGACACTAATGCAGGGGTAGTTAATCTAGCTGGCGCGGGCGCTAACGATATTCTTGGAAATCTGACTGAAGACGAACTGAATAGTCTTTACGCTTCTACTGTGCCGAATACAACCGGTGCAGTGACGAGTGGGGTCACGCTCGGCTCAATAACCCCAAAAACAGTAACTGACGGCGCTGTTAGCACTATGGCTGGGGCTGGCACTAATCTTACGACAGCGGCGGGGATGCCGAGTGTAGATGATCTTGACGTTATGGATATGCAGCGGATCAACGACACTGAATACTTCACTGATAAGAACGGAAATTCGTATTACATTGATGATAATGGTGATGTCCAATCGCTTACTAAAGCTCAATTTAACACCCTATTAGGTATCGATAATACTATAGATCCTAATGCCGGTAAGCTCGATAAAGTTACAACTACTGCTAAATTAGACCCTAATCTTGGACACGATTGGGCAGAAGACACAACCAAACTTACTACTACCCCCACACTTGACCTATCAACGCTTACAAGTCTCAAGCATATTGTTCCTGTTAACACAACAACTGCAATCACGACCAGCGATAAAGTTGCGCTAACAACCAGCAACTTAACTACAATAGACACAAAAGATACTGGGGCGCTTACAACTTCTCAGATTGCACTGCTCACGACTGTTGGTACTGGGTTATTGGCGTCTGATTTAACTGGTAGA